CTCCGCGTCCAGAAGATTGATCGCCGGGAAGACGCCGATCTCGGTGTCCTCGTTGCGAAACACATTGACCCCCGCGACCTCCGCCGCCACGCCGCCGAGCGCGGCAAACAGTCCGGCGAGCGCTTGCTCTCGAATGCTGGTCGTCATCGGTCAGTCCTCAGAACCGGAACGCGCGTTGCGCGCGCCCAGCCATCAGTCGAGCCTCGCGTAGCGCGATCTTCTTCGCCCGCAACCGCCTGGTGATCCTCACCCGCGGGATCAGCAGGAACATGAAGGTTGTGCGGGTCCGGGTCGAGCGCACCAGGTACAGACGGCCCGCGACCGAGACCGTGTGCAGGCTCTTGAAGTTCTTCGGGTCGCGGTTCCGCTTCCCACGCTGCAATGGGATGGCGAGGTAACGGCCGCGCCGCGGGCGGATGTCGCGGCCTGTGATGTACGGGCCGAGATAGTCGACGAACTCGCCGCCCTCGCGCCGGCCGAACTTCGAGAACACCAGCGCCGCCGTGCCGCGCGCGCGGTTGTCGAACAGCTTGCGCCGGACCGCGTTGCCGACCCGGCGCCCCTTGCCGCGGCGAAGGCGGACCGTGCCGCCCGAGAAGATGCGGTTGACGTCCTTGCGGATCGCGAGCTGCGTGCGCCGCGAGGTCTCGTCGACTGTCGTGCGCGCCGCCGTGCGGGTCCGCAGCTCCGCGCGTTTGATCGCCTCGTCGAGCTTCTTGAGCCCGACCAGCGTCGCCTTGACCGCAGGCATCAGGCCGGATCGAGGTCGAGCCTGGCGACGACCTGCCGGGCGTCCCGCGTGATCTGGCGGACGCGGTAGTTCGTCCCGCCCACGGTCAACGTGTCGCCAGCCGCAGCGCCGGATGGCAGCGCGGAAGCCGGCACGCTCGCCTGCAGCGTGGGCACGTGAAGGCCGGAGATGCCGACGTCGATGTCCCGGTCGGGCTGGTTCAGGATCACGCGCAAGGTGACCGCCGCGCCGCCCGCCGGCGTGTAGGTCCCGTCCTGAGCCAGATGGGGATCAGCGAACAGCGAGGCCGCCGCCGTGTCGAACACCGTCATAAATCGCGCACGAGAACGCGGAAGCTTCGCTCGTATTGAAGCCCGGACGCTAGGGTGATCCTGTTCGAGACCTTATAGCTCGTGTCGACCGCCCCGTCGCTTATCCTGACCGTAGTCACGAGCCCAGCGATGCCGGCGTCAGCGACGGTCAGATCGCTGCTATCCGAGACCCATGTGCTGGTCGAGATGATCGAGCCGGCGGGCACGATGTCCGTCCAATCGATGGACCGTTCGAGAATGTCGAACGGATCCTTGAGCATGTCGGAGAACATCGGATCGGCTCACGGCCTGAGTCAGCCGCGCTTTCGCTGCCGCCTGCGGCGCGGCTGTTCAGTAGCGCCGGGATCGGCGTCGGCGACCGGCTCGACGGATTCCGCCACTCCCTCCGCGATGTAGCGGTCGGCGACGTCATCCTCGAAGCCGGCGACATCGCCGGCCATGTACGGCGGCTGCTTCTCGGTGAAACGGATGGTTTTCATGTCACATCAGGGATTGTGCGAGGGCGCTTCTCCGCGCCCTCGCATGTCACATCAGGCCGGGAGCGCCCGGGCGCCGCCGAGAACGACGCTCGCCGCAACCGGGATCTTGGGCGTAATGCCGCCGGTGAAGCCGACGGTGACGACCGCCCGGATGTACCGCTTGGCTCCGGACAGATCGACATCCACCTCAGCCTCGGCGTTGTCGGCGGCGAGCTGAGTGATCGCCGCGCCCGCGATATCCGCCCATCCTGTCGAGCCGTCGGGCGAGTCCTGGAGCTTGGCGTCAACGGTCTGCGCCGTGGGCGTGCCGCTCGCCGCGCCACAGGCGGCATGAAGAACGCAGGAGTCGAAGTCCTGGCGGTCGATCGCGGCGCCGTTGATCGTGGCCGCGGCGCTGTCCTGCGGGTTGATGCCCGCCTGCGCCTTGATGAAGGCGCCGATGTCCTTGCGGGTAGGGGTGCTCATGGGAAGACCTCCTTGAAGATGGCGGGGCCGCCCGCCGGCGGCCCCGATTGTTTGCGCCTATGCCTATGCGCCTACGATCACGGCGCCCAGGTCACGCCGGTCAGAACCGCGACGCTCGCGTCGTGGCGCAGACCGAAATCGTGCTGCTCGATGACACGGATCACCGTCTGGTCGAGGCTGAACGCGGCGACCACGTTCGTGCCATCGAAGTAGGCCGCCTCGCTCGACACATCGATGATGAGGCCAGGAACCTCGGCGATCACCGCGTCGGCGAAGTCGACGAGGTAGACCTCGGACTCGTCGTTGCCGGCGCCCAGGTTCTCGGGGATCTGCGCGCTGACCCCGAACGGCCAGCCCCACAGGTTCCCGCGCAACATCTCGTCGCGGAAGACGTAGTTGCCGTTCCCGTCCCGCACCGTCATCAGGTACTGCTCGGTGCGCGGGCTGAGGATCCAGCCCGGGCGGAGCATGCGCACCTTGGCGCCCTTGAGCGCGAGCACCAGTTTGCCGAGATCCGAGGTGACATTGGCGAGATTGACCGTGGAATTCGCCGCAATCACGTTGGCGGACGGCGCCCAATACCGCAGGCCCTTGGGCGCGTCCTGGGTCCCGTCGTCGCGGATAAACGCGAGGTCCTCGCGCTCGGCCAGGGCCGCGACGAGGTCGTCGCGCACCACCGCGTCGGCCTGCGGGCTCGAGAACCGGATCAGATCGTTCGAGATCGGCACCAGAGCCGCGAGCTTGCGGGCCGAGAACCGGATCTGGCCGACCTTGGCCTCGGTCTTAGCGATGTTCTGATTTTCGCCGACATAGGACGCCGAACCACCGCCAGTGATCTTGGGCAGAGTGAGGTTGCCGCCCGGCATCGGCACGGTGACAGGGTTGAGAGTGCGCACCACGGCGCCCGCTCGCAGGAACTCGATCAGTTCGGACGAGTACTGCTCTGGCACCATGAACCCGCCGGCCGAGCCGACGCTCGCCGCCATGGCGCGGGCGAGCAGCGGGTCTTTCCACTCCCGCGCGGCGATCTCGCGCGCATCTCGCACATTGCAGCGCGCCGCGGCGAGAACCCGGATGATGCGCCCCACCATCTCGCCCGGTTCGAGCTCGCGTTCGGACACGCTGATGCGTGCGCCGTCGGGGATGATGTGACCGTTGCCCATGTCGGAACCCTCGGTTTCGGCCGCACTCGCGCGCTCGTCGATCGCGAGGCTGCGGAAGCGGTCCAGAGACGTGCCGTCATTGATATGGCGCTCGGCGAAGTCGTCAGAGAGACCGAGCTTGCGCGCGACCTCGCGGATACCAGCGATGCGCTCGCGCTCTTCGGCCCGCACACGCTCCCGCACCTCATCGAGGTTCGGGACCGTCGCCACATCGCTCTGGCGGGCCTGCGGCGCGCTCGCGGCGCCCCTCGTCTCGGACGTTGCCGTCTCCGGCGCGGCGCGGGTCTCTTCGGTGCTCACGGTGTCAGTCTGCGCGGGCTTTCCGCCCGCCTCTTTCCTGGCGGCAGGCATGCTTTCCTCCTCCTCATGATTGGCGGGCTGTGCCCGATGAGCGGCGCGGACCCCTGCATTGGGGTCGGCGCCAATGGGAACCAGGGAGACCTCGAAAGGCTCCCAATCCGTCGCCCTGCGTGTGGGCGGCGACGTGGTCTCATCGACCTCGAACTTGTGGATGAGGTAGCCGACGGAGACGTTGCGGATGATGCCGTCGGCAACGTCCTGAATGATCGCTGCGACGTCCTCCCGCTGAGAGAACTGCACCCGCGCGATCAAAGCGCCGTCCTCGATACGCGCGCTCCCCGGCACAACTGCGCCGAGAACGCCGCTGAGCGAGAAGTTAAAATGCGAATCGAGCAGCGGCGCGCCTCGGTTGAGCCTGTCCATGCGGACCGCATCGCGCGAGATCACCAGCTCTTCGTCGAACTCTTCGCCGGTGAAGAAATCCCTCCGCCGCACGCTCGCGCCCGTCGAAATCACCAGATCGACACTGCGAGTTTCCGTATCGAACGTCTCGGGCGCGGCGCGAACCGGCATCGCCCGCCGAACGATGTCCCCTGTCTGGGTCGTGCGAGCCGTCTCGGAGTCGCGCTTGCGCACATCGTCCGCGGCGCCTGCATCCGGCGTCGTCATGCTTCCCTCCTTCAGTCCTTGCGTGCGTGTGGGTGCGGATCAGCCTGTGGCCGCAGACTTGGTCTCCGCCTGCGAGACTGCATCCACGAGGTCGGCGGGCTGCGCGCCGCCGGCCTTGGTCACCCGGCGCGGATCGCTGTCCAGCACGATGCCGAGCTGATCGAGCCTGTCGTTTGTCTCGGCGATCTCTGCGAGCACCTCGTCCGGATTGAACCCCATCTCGCTGATCGCCTGCTTGAGTGTCACGAAGCCGGCGCGTGTCGCCATCACACGCGCGAGCGTCTCCTTGACCGGATCGATGGTCTCGAACCTGGGCGGCGTCCATTCGACGACGTGCGGCGTGCCGACCGGCAAGAGACCGACGGCGATACTCGTGTTGATGAAATCGCGCCAGATGCGATCGAGGAACATCGGCACGAACACAGTCCACTGCAGCGCCTCGATCATGCGCCGGAACTCGATCATGCCGGCGCGGAAGGACGAGAAATTCACCTGGGAGAGATCGCCCGAGATCAACTCGTAGGGCACCCGCGTGCCAGCCGCGATCGAGTGAACCTGCGATCGCTTGTAGGCCTCGTAGCCGCCGGCCTGCGAGGGCTGCGTGAACTTCACGTCCTTCCCGCCGCGGGCGTAGGCGATCAGCCCGGGCTCGAACTGCTCGATCAGGTTTCCGGCGGCATCGCGCACCGTAGGCGCGAGCCCTTCCTCCGATTCCTCGTCTGAGAACACGATCGCGGCGACGCAAGCCTCGAGTCGCTTGCGCACGATCTCGCTCTCCTCGTAGTCGTCGAGCATCCGCATGCGGATCATCGCCGGCGCGAGCCACGGCACGCCGCGCACCTGGCCGGGGCGCTGCTTGTCGTAGAGATGGATCACGTTCTCCGCCCGCACGGAGAAGCTCTTCCGCCCCCTGGTCTGCATCAGGAACGCGTGATCGCCCGGATGCTCGCGCAAGAGCCAGTAGGCCCGCCGGCGGCCGAGCCGATCGAACTCGACCCCCTGCACGATCCGCCCGTCCGCGAGCGTTTCGTTTTTGCGGTGATCGAGAAGGTCGGCCTCGAGCACCTGGTACTGCAGCGGCACCACGAGCCCGTCGTTGATGCGCCGAGGCCTGCGCCGGATCAGGACCTCGCCAGACTCGAAGAACGCCCGGGCGCAGAGATGCTGGAGCCCGTAGAAGTCATGGGTGCCATCGGCGTCGATCTCCGCCTCGAATTGCGACCACAGGGCGTCGATCTTCTCGTTGAGCGTGGCATCGCCCGTCTTCGCCCGCGGGATGATACCGGCGCCGATGGTGTTGTTGACCAGAGCGTCGATCGCCTTCGCCGCATACGGATTGTTGCGGACCAGGTCGCGCGCCCGGTCGCGCAGAACCGGGATCGCGCCGTAGGTCTCGGCGTTGGCCGAGGTCGAGCCGGCGATCCAGCCCCAGGTTGCGCGGCTCGAACGCGCCGCGTCGTAGGCGCGGGCGATGAGATGGGTCACGCGCGCGGACCGTCCGCCCCGACCGCCGGCGAACGCGCCACCGAGCCGGGCCAGCCTGTCGACGATCCCCATATCTCAGCCCCGCCGGAACACACTTGGGCGCGCGAGCGGGCGAGGAACGCCATCGCTCCGAGCGGAAAGCTCGCGGATCATCCGATCCCGGAGGCGCTGCATCTCGTCGAGCGAAGCGTAGATGATCGTCTGGTCGCCGAATCGGACCTGCGTCACACCCTGCGCGATCGCCGCCGTCAGCGCGTCGAGCTGCGCTTGCGTGAACGTCGATTTCACCTCGGCCATCGTCTATCGCTCGCTAGTCATTTCAGCCACCCGCCTCGACGCCCGCCGAGCCAGCCGGGGTGACGCCCGGGCATGGGCGGCGGAGGCTGGGGCTTTGCCTCTTGTTCCGTCTCGCAGGCGTCATCGCTGTCCTCGTCATCGTCCGCATCGAGCAGCCCGAGCGGCTCTTCCAGAGTTCGCCATCGGCGCTCCTTGAACCGGTCGAGCCCATAGATCGCCGCCGCCGCGCGCGCATACACCCGGCAGTCGAGCGCCTCATTGCGGCGCGCCGGGTCCTTCTCCCACGTGGCCTTCGGATAGCCCTTGTGGGTGCGGATCACGCGCCGCTCGGCGGTCAGCTGCTTGAAGTACTCCTCCCCGTACTCCGGGAAGTGGCAGTAGCCCGGAGGGAATCCCTTGCCGGCCGCCAGGTCCTCGTCCGTGGGCCGGCCCAGCTTGAGCCTCTGATAAAGTTCGGCCTTGGCGACCGGCGTGCCGATCGACCAGACCTTGAGACCCCGCCGGCGGCTGCCCGTGTCCGCGCGGGACGCGCGCAGGATCAGGGCGACATCGCTGTCCCGCCCCTTGACCGCCACCACCGTGCGCGGCTGCCGCGCCACGGCCCCCGCCGGGCCCCATGTGGCCTGCGGATGACGCCGCACCCATGAGTACACGTCCTGCGTCGCGTAGCCCGAGTCGACGCACATGACGCGGATCGCCATGCTGCCGCCGCCCTCTCGCGGCCAGTCGCGCGCCAGCACTTCGTCCAACTGGCCCCAGACCTCTGGCTTCGCCGTGTCGCCGTCGAGGACCAGGTAGTCCACCGACCAGCTTTCCTTGTTCCGGCCCCAGGCCACGACCTCGACCTCGAGGCGATCCTTCTGAACGTCGACGCCCGCGGTCAGGAACAGCCCGCGGCGCGGCACGACACCGATCCGGTAGGCCTCGCGCCGGTCATAGATGTGCTGCCACTCCGGCGCTTCGTGCGCCTCCTCGAAGGGCTCGCCGAGAACCGTGTTGACGAACCCCTTCATCAACTCGGGGTTCTCCTTCGCGGCCTCGAACATCTCCGCCGCGTCGGCCCAGGAGAACCAGCCGACCGGGCTGTAGAGGCTCG